TTGCAGATGGCTTATTTCGACTACCTCACGGATAGCTTACAAAAATCTACAAATGGACGTATCCAATTTGAAGACCAAGAACCTTTTCGTCAACTCGCCAAAGATTCATCCGTTAGTAAAACGAATTGCACTCTGGACCTCAAAGAGGCTAGCGATCGCGTTGATTACCGTGTCGTTGCAGTATTATGCCGCAACGCACCTGGTCTCCGCTGGTTCGCTTCTCGACGTACTCGTCAAACATATCTTAATGGAGTTGGAAAACTCACGTTAGCTAAGTTTGCGGGTATGGGTTCAGGCCTTACGTTTCCTACTATGGCTCTGTTAATCTTTTTAGTGTGCTACCTCGCCTTGATTGACCTAGGTTATAAACATTCTGACGCTTTTAGGAGCGTCTACGTTTATGGCGACGACATAATCGTTCCGACACAAGCTTACTCGATTTGTGTTGAGTATCTTGCAAGGATCGGTTTCATCGTCAACAGTCAAAAATCGTACCACAAGTCTCACTTTCGTGAATCTTGCGGTGGTGATTATTTTCACGGCGTGGAAGTTAACCCTCTTCGATTGAAGTTATCCGGTGGGAAACCAGTTTACGAGAGACATCAGAAAACCATTAATTTGGCCCCTGAAGCTGTCGATGAACTCGTTTCACATGCACATCTGTGGATCACAGATGCGGGGAATACTTCTATGGCCGAATTTTATTATTCAGCTGTCGAGAAAGCTCTTCAGACTAACTTGCCTGGCATAGTTTCTGCCAAGTCGCCTATAATGGGTCGACTTGATAAAGAGCCTGAGGTCCACACTGATAGTAGTGGCACCTACAGACGTCAACGCTTTATTACGTCTAGTCCAATTACACTTCTACATCCTTCGGCCGATCAGCAGATACATCTTTCCGGTGCTCTCAAAGCATCTGGGGAAAGTATCCCTGAACCGCGCATTCTGAACACGTTCGATTCGATACGAACACGTGCAGATAAGGGTCGAGGTGTGATAGACTATAAGCAGGTCCCTATACCTTATAGGAAGAGGATACATCGAACGAAAGTTTCCGGGATGTGTTGCGTGACGAATTACTAAGTCACCGTGACATTTCCTTTGTAAACCTTTCGTATTCTCTTGGAGGCTACTAGTCCTAAACTAGTAGTGTTTAGTTTTTGCTCTCTAAATTCGAGTGGCTCTTCGAAAGAAGAAAATGAGCTATGTTAATGTGTAAAAACATCAACACAGCCCTGCCTACTTCAAATTTAGGAGTAAAACGG